ATCTTCAAGCTATGCTCTTGCAACTGATGGCACTGCTACGACTGTGACGATTACTGCTACAGACCCGGAAGGGTTGCCAATTACTTATAGTATTGCTTCTGATACTTCTGGAAATATCGCTACAGTGACTCAGAATGCGAATGTCTTTACAATTACTCCTTCGACAAACAATGCTTACGCAGGAACTTTCTCGCTTACATTCCGTGCAAGTGACGGTGTTAACGTTGCAACCGCAGTTTCTGAGTTTACTTTGCAGTTTAGTGTTGAAAATAGTAACTATACAACTGGTTTAATTACATCAACAGGAAGCAATGGAGCCACAAACGGAACTTTTGTAGACTCTTCAAGTGCTTCTAAAACAGTAACAAATTTAAATGCAAGTCAAACCAGCTTTAGCCCGTATAGACATGGCGGGTATTCAACTTATTTTAATGGGACAACTGGAACAAAACTAACTACCCCTTCACAATTTGATTTCAGTGGCGCATTTACAGCAGAATTTTGGTTTAATGTTACAACAGGAAATAGAATTGAAATAGGAACCGCAAAGGATGTAACTCCCAGTGACTTTGATTACTGGAGGCTAGGTAGTAATGGTAGTGGGTATCCATTTTTTCAATGTAGATCAGATTCTGCTACTGTTACAACAGCCACAGGAGCAGCGCTTGTAGATGATGGTGCTTGGCACCATATAGCTGGTGTAAGAGATGCAAGCGGCAATATGACATTATATGTAGATGGCGTAAGTGCTGCTACAGCAACTAATAGTGGAAATTTAGGAACTTCACAAATTATTACTATAGGCGCTTTTGATTATGAGTCTACTGGCAATGATGTTTGGGGTACTGGCTATTTAAGAGATGTTAGAATGTCGTCTAATGCTAGATACTTAACAAATTTTACCGTATCCACAGAGTTTTTAACGGCTGATTCTGATACAACTTTACTCACTTGTCACTTGCCTTACATAGCAGATGGCTCTACAAATGGGCACTCTATAACTGTATACGGTAATACAAGCACTCAACCATTTACACCTTATGACACTCAAGAATATACTGTAGGAGATCATGGAGGCTCGTATTCTTTAGTTACTCGATCTGGGCAGTCCGGGCCCTCTATTGATGTAGCCTCAGATCCCGACTTTGCATTCGGAACGGACCCGTTTACTATTGAGTTTTGGTACTACCCAAATCAGGCAGGGCAGCAGTGGGATCAATTAATTTCTACAACTGGTAATGACGGTATCTTTTTTGCAAATAGAAGCGGTTATTTAGACTGGACAAACAACAATGATACCGCAGCATTGATACGCTCTTCTTGGCCTGCTGTAGGTCGGTGGAGCCACATTGTTTTGACACAAGATTCAACAACTCGTGCAGTTTTTATAAATGGTGTTCGTACAGGAACGGCAAGCACTGCACACTCATGGGCTCAAGGACAATTTCGTGTAGCATATGGAACAGGCAGAGGCAACTTTTCAAATATTCGAATTGTAAAGGGCACTGCAGTCTATGACCCCTCTCAAACAACTCTTACAGTTCCTACTGCTCCTCTTACCGACATAACAAATACAAAATTACTACTCAAAGGTGAAAATGGTGGAATTATAGATAAAGCTCAAGTAGCTAAAGAAATTAGACTGCTTGGTAATGTAAGTTCGTCTACTACTGAGACGAAATATTTAACTTCGTCAATGTATTTTGATGGTACGGGCGATTATATAACGAGTCCTGATAATGATCTTTATGAAATGGGTAGTGCTGATTTCACTGTTGAATTATGGGTTTATTGTACTGGCGATCCAGGGACTTGGCAGATCCTAGTCGGCAAGGGTGCTTCCGGCATTTATTCTCCGTTCGCTCTATATAGAAATTCAGATGGCAATGGTTACTTATTCGGATCTACAAGTGGAACTAGCTGGGCTGTTAGTAATAGTTTTGGTGCGCTTTCAACAAACACTTGGTATCACCTAGCTTTAACTAGAAGTGGGAATACTTGGACAGTTTATAAAGATGGCGTAAGCAGTTATAGTACCACTATAAGTGGATCTGTATATAATAATTCTACCGCTCTTGCAATAGGCGGTAGATCCGACAACACAGAGTTGTTTCAAGGATATATGTCTGACGTTCGTATCACTAAAGGACTCGCAAGATATACCGCAAACTTTACACCACCCACAGAACCATTAAAAGGTTAACTTAAAAAACATATAAATAGTCATATCAAAAGAGAGGTATGACATGGCCGTAGTTACATCTAGAGCTGAATTTAAAGAATATTGTCTTAGAAAACTAGGTTCTCCAGTTATTCAAATAAATGTCGCAGATGAACAAGTAGAAGATCGTGTAGACGATGCACTAGAGTTTTATCGTGACTATCATTTTGATGCGGTAGAGGATGTTTTTCTCAAGCACCAAATAACTGAAGACGATATTACAAATCGATATATTCCTATTAATGACTTAGTAATTGGAGTTAAAAGAGTAATTCCTCTTTACGAAAAATTCAGTCACAGTACAAACATGTTTGATGTTAGATATCAAATGTTCTTAAATGATGTTTATAATTTAAGAAGTACAGAGATGTTATCATATGAATTGACTCAAAGTCATATTCAGTTAGTCAATGATATGATTACTGGACAAGTTCCTATCAGATTTAATAGACACCAAAACCAACTTCATCTTGATATTGATTGGGATGAAGCGCTAGTTGTTGGTGAGTTTATTATCGTAGAAGCGATGAGGGTTCTTGACCCTGATGTTTATACAGATGTTTGGAATGACAGATGGTTAAAAAGATATGCAACCGCACTGATTAAAAAACAATGGGGAGAGAATTTATCGAAGTACGAAGGCATTTCGATGCCTGGAGGTGTGACCTTCAACGGTTCCAGAATTCTTGATGAAGCAAATCAAGAAATAGAACAACTGGAACAAGAAATGTCTTTAAGTTATGAACTTCCTGTAGACATTATGGTGGGATAGTCATATGGCTACAAATCAGTATTTTAACACTATATCATTTGCACCAGAGCAATCCTTAACAGAAAATCTTGTTGCTGAATCAATTCAGATTCACGGGCAGGATATGTATTATCTGAAAAGAACTGATGTAAACGAAGATACTGTTTTTAACGAGTCAACTATATCCGAATTCAATGATGCGTTCTCTATTGAAATGTATATTGAAGATGCAGATGGTTTCCAAGGAGAGGGCGACTTCTTATCAAAGTTTGGTTTAGAGATTAGAGATCAATTAAATCTTATTGTATCTATTAAAAGGTGGGAAGAAGAATCCACTATGCAATATCCACAAGAAGGCGATTTAGTATACTGGCCTCTACAAGATAAAGTTTATGAAATTAAATTTGTAGAAGACGAAGTTGCATTCTGGCAATTAGGCAAAAGATATGTCTATAGACTATCTACAGAATCATTCGAATTCTCAAGTGAGAAGTTTAATACAGGAATTGATGAGATTGATGACATTCAACAACAGACATTTGTTACTGTTGATTTAACTTTGGGTACTGGAACTGGCGAATTTACCGTAGGTGAAATAGTATATCAAGGTGCAAACTTCGATTCAGCAACAGCAACAGGTACAGTAGAAACTTGGAATTCTGGAACTAAGGTTTTGAAACTTTCAAACCTCACAGGGAGTTTTGCACAAAACACAAATACTGTTGGTAGAGACAGTGGTGCGAATTATCTATTGGGCGCAACGCAACAAATTGTATATACAGAAAACAAGACAACAGACACCACAGATGGAACTTCTGGACAAGACACAGTATTCACTGGTTCAAGTTCAAATGTAGAAAAGGTTATCGACTTTACCGTTGGAAACCCATTCAGTGAGGATTACTAATGTTAGGTAATAGTCCATATTATAGAAGTACAATTAGAAACTATGTTATTGCATTTGGTTCTATATTCGATGATATTACTATCGATAGAAGAAACGCCAATGGAGATGTGTTGGAAACGATTAAGGTTCCCCTTGCATACGGCCCTTCACAAAAATATCTGGCAAGAATAAATCAACCAGCAGGAAATCTTGGAGATTCTGTTGCAATCACCTTGCCTAGAATGAGCTTTGAAATTTCTGGATTTACATACGCACCAGAAAGAAAATTTTCTAAGACACAAAAAATGTCTAGACCAAATTCTGCAGACCCGAATACTAAAAATTATGTGTATAATCCAGTCCCTTATGATATTGGATTCACTCTAACAGTCATGGCAAAAAATGCGGATGACGCAACTCAAATAGTAGAACAGATATTACCATACTTTACTCCTACCTTTAATATACCAATAAAAGAAGCGAATGAGTTAAGTGTAATTCGTGATACAGGACTGACATTAAATTCTGTATCATATGAGGATGATTATGAAGGAGACTTTCTATCTAGAAGAGCGCTTCTGTGGACATTAGAATTTACATTAAATGGATTTTTCTATGGTGTTCCAAGAGAACAAAAAATCATTAGAACAAGTACTGCAACAGTGGGCGACTTAGATAGTTCAGAAGTAACATATGCGGAAGCAACAGTAACAACTGACCCTAGTAATGCACTTCAAACAGATAACTATGAATTTTTGACCACATTTAATGAAGACTTTGGAGAATAACAATGAAGAAACTAGATGATGAGCAGTTAAGTAAGTTTCTTGAAATCGATAACAAAATAGAAAAGAAATCACAAGAAATAATAGAGCGTCAAAAAAATAATGTAGAAATTTATAAAGACAAAGAATCTAGAAACGAAGATATTGAAGAAGACTATCAATATCACAGAGAACTTTTAAAAGATTTAGTTTCTATGGGACAAGAATCTTTACAAAATTTGATGATGATTGCAAGGGAAAGTGAACATCCCAGAGCATATGAAGTGACTGCAGGACTTTTGAAAACTACTGGCGATTTAGCAAAAGATTTAATAGAACTTCAATTGACAATGAATAAAATAGAAAACACTAAAGACGGTGGAGTTCCACAAAAAGTAGTGAATAACGCAATATTGGTTGGAAGTACCAATGAACTCTTAGAAAGACTAAGAGGTAAAAATAGAGAAGAAGATACTGATGAGTGAAGTATATCACAACAACCCCAATCTAAAAGCAGCTGGGGTTGAGATTGAATGGACTGAAGAACAGGCCGCAGAATATGTCAAGTGTATGGAAGACCCTGTACATTTTATTAAGACATATATGAAGATTGTCAATGTTGACAAGGGTTTGGTAAACTTTGACCTATATCCATTCCAAGAAAAGATGATTAGATCATTTCATGATGAAAGATTTACTATTTGTAAAATTGGGAGACAGTCTGGTAAGTCTATTACATGTATTGCATTCTTTCTTCACTATATTCTTTTCAACAAAGATGTTTCTGTTGCATTACTTGCAAACAAACTTGCCACTGCAAGGGAATTATTAAGTAGACTACAAAGAGCATACGAGAATCTTCCAAAATGGTTACAACAAGGCGTGATGGTTTGGAATAAAGGTTCTATCGAATTAGAGAACGGTGCAAAGGTACTTGCAGCTGCAACATCATCAAGTGCAATTCGTGGTGGTTCTTTTAATATTCTTTTCTTGGACGAATTCGCATTCGTTCCAAATGAAATTGCAGAGGAATTTTTTAATTCTGTGTATCCTACAATTTCATCTGGTGAATCAACTAAAGTTCTTATTGTATCAACTCCGCAAGGAATGAATCATTTCTATAAATTGTGGGTTGATGCAGAAGAAGGAAGAAATACATATAATCCTATTTCTGTACACTGGAGTGAAGTGCCAGGCAGGGATGAGGAGTGGAAAAAAACAACAATTAAAAATACATCTGAAGAACAGTTCAGACAAGAATTTGAAACTGAGTTTTTAGGAAGTTCAAATACTTTAATTAGTCCAACAAAATTAAAAACTCTGGCATATAGAAATCCACTTGAGAAATTAGAAAATGGAAGTCTAAAAATATATGAGAAGCCTAGAGAAGGAAGAGTATATTTTACTACAGTAGATGTATCTAGAGGTAGAGGATTAGATTATTCTGCATTCTCTATATTTGATGCGTCTGAAGTTCCGTATAAACAGGTTGCAGTTTTTAGGTCGAATTTAATTCCTCCTATGGTATATCCTACTGTAATCAAAAAGATGTGTCAGATATATAATGACTCTTATGTTTTGATAGAAGTAAATGATGTCGGACAACAAGTTTCGGACATCTTATATCATGAGTTAGAATATGAAAATATGATAAGTATTCACAACGACACAAGAAAAGGTCAAAGTGTTAGTGGAGGCTTTGGTGGAAGAGGCGGAACTACACTAGGAATTAGAACAACAAAGGCAACTAAAAAAATAGGATGTTTAAATCTTAAGAGTTTAGTTGAGGAAGATAAAATTTTAATACAAGATTTTGATACAATCAATGAATTAACAAGTTTTATTTCGAAGGGTCATAAATATCAAGCAGATGTTGGTAAAAATGACGATTTGGTGGACACATTAATTTTGTTCTCTTGGATGACAACTGATGACTATTTTAAAGAATTATCTGATATTGACACAAGAAACGAAATTTATGAGGAGAGGTTAAGAAATATTGAGGAAAATATGTTACCATTTGGATTTATTTCATCCAGTTATGATTTCGAATCTTTTGTTGATGCTGATGGAGACAGATGGACTACAGAAGACACCAATTAGGTAATTAGGTGAATTTGTTGTTTTTATAAATAAATAGAAAATACACTATAAAATAATTTAAAGGAGATAAAAAATGGCATTCCAAGTAAGTCCTGGCGTTAACATTTCAGAGATTGATGCTTCTACTAGTGTTCCAGCATTAGCCACCAATACTGGTGGTTTGGTTGGTAGGTTTAGTAAAGGCCCAATTGACGAAATCGTAACCGTAAGTAGCGTTGAAGAATTGAGATATCACTTTGGCGATCCAGCTGAAGACAACTATAGATCATGGTTCACAGCGGCTAACTTCCTTTCATATTCAAATTCATTGAAAGTTGTTAGAGTTGCGAATGATGATGATTCAAATGACGCAAATAGAATTAAAAACGCAATATCTGGTATTGCCGCTGCAACAGTTGCAACTGCAAGAACAGACAATTTTACTGGACAGTCTTCAACAACTGATACAGTATTTGGTTCATCTGCACAAGCATTCACTTATGCAGTTAGTACCACAGCACCAACTGCAAGTGTTGATTTACATACAACTGCAGATAGTGCAGGAAACTATCTTTTACCAAGACAGGATACTGGTAACGCACTAGTTACTAGTTCCGGCGCCGCAGCTGGTACTGATACTCCAGTTCGCATTCTCTCTGGGTCAGATGTTCAAGTTTCCGTAAGAGGTGTAAATGAAACTTCTGGTGGACTCGTTCCAACAGCACGTTACTCTCTATCTGGACAAGCAATTACATTTGAAACACCAGTTGGACAAACTGCAAACTCTGGGCCATATTACATCCATTCAGCGGATGGTGCTACAGTTGGTGCAGCAACAACAAATCTTGGTTCTGGTTTTTATTACCCAGTATACGACAGAGTTTCTGACGCAGAAATCGCTGATGCAGGAACATATAATGGTGATGGAGTCGCCGTTGCATACTTCTTCCAAAAGTATGGTGGTGGAATTACACTGACTTCTGACACAAACGATACTGTTACTTTAGATAACGCAGACCATGGTTTCCAAGTTGGTGATGCAGTTGTGTATGTAGAAAATGCTGGTGCCGCAGTAGGTCTTACAGACGGAACGATT